TCAGGCTCCCCCCTCCCCATCTGCAAAAACGCGTTGGCGAAGCAGAAAAACGCCCGCTGACCGCGCGGACATAGCCCGTCAGCAAACAACTCACAAAGGCAGAAACGAAGGTGGCGGCGAACAACCCGCGCGCGAAGTCGCTTGCTGAAACAGCGGAGGGGGATGATTACGCCGCAACCCTCTGTGCTTTGCGTGACCGCCTGGCCCGAGAGATCGATGTGGCTGATCAGCCGCGCGATGTTGCCGTACTGTCGGCCCGTCTCACGGATGTCCTGGCGCAGATCGCGGCGATCAAGCCTGCTGAAACGTCGGTGAGGGATGAGCTTGCCAAGAAACGGACACAGCGACGCGACGCTGCTCGGAAGCCTGGACCCAAGGATTCTTCTGGCACCTCCGGGGGTAAGTAGCGCTGCCGAAGAGGTTATCGAGCTTGCTGCCCATTGCGGACTCAACCTCGATCCCTGGCAGCAGCTCGTGCTCGACTACACGCTCAGGGAACGCGAAGACGGTAAGTGGTCAGCCTTCGAGGTCGGCCTGTGCGTACCGCGCCAAAACGGCAAGTCGAAGATCATCGAGGCTCGGATCTTGGCGGGCATCATGCTGTTTGGCGAAGAGCTGGTGACGTATTCCGCTCATGAGTTCAAAACAGCCCTCGAAATTATGAGACGACTCGAGCAGCTTCTACGGAACTCGGGCGAAAAGTTCATGCCAACCACGTCTCATGGCCAAGAGGGTTTTGAGATGGGCACGAAGAAGCGCCAGGGCCAGCGTGTGCTGTTCCAGTCGCGAACCAGGGCCGGCGGCCTCGGGCTCTCGGGTGACTGCGTAATCCTCGACGAGGCGATGTGGCTAGGTGATGACGCCGTCGGTGTTCTGATGCCGACGATGGCGACGCGTCCTAATCCTCAGATCTGGTACGCCGGCAGTTCGGTCGACCAGGAGATGCACCCCAAGGGCTACGTCTTCTCTGGCATACGAAAGCGCGGCATAGACGGCGGGGCGCCTCGGCTGTGCTACCTCGAATGGTCACCGGAGGATGGCGCCGACCGGGCCGATCCACGCACCTGGGCAGCCGTCAATCCGTCGTTCGGCTACCGGATCACCGAGGAATACATCGCGGACGAGTTCGACGCGATGAAGTACACGCCGAAGAAATTCGACGTGATGCGCCTCGGTATTGGTGACTGGCCAACTTTGGTCGACCTGTTGAAGCCGCCGATTGACATCGATGAGTGGATTTCCCTCGCCGACTCAGCGCCCCAGTTGGTGAACCAGTACCCGCGGGTGATCGGCATCGACCGAGCCCCAGTGAGCAAGGTGTGGGCCATATGTGGCGCGCAGTACACGAACGACGGTAGAGCCCATCTCGAAATCGGTCTGAGCCAAGCAGGATCGCTGTCCGAAATTACTGAGAAGCTCATCGACATCGTCACCGTGGCCGATCCGGCCGCGCTGGTCATCGATTCGCGCTCGACAGCGGCAGTTCTCATCCCGCTGCTGATCGAGGCTGGGATTGAGCCGGTGACCACGAACCAGCCGGAGCTGGCGATCGCCTGCGAGGGGCTGCTCGAGGCGGCTATTTCGCGGCAGATAAGCCACTCGGGGCAGCGGATTCTGACGGATTCGGCTGCTGCAGCGGTGAAAAAGGAACTTCCTGGTGGCCGTTTCACCTGGGACAGCGGCGGGGGCGGCACGATCGTGCAGCTCATGGCCGCCACGTTGGCCCATTGGGGGCTGCTCGTTCATGGCGGCCGGCCGCCGTGCTCGTCGCCGCCGATGGCTGATCAGTTGGAAACGTCCGAAAACGAAGGATTTGAGCGCGATTTTGACGCCATGAGCGCTCCTTTTTGACCTATAGGAGGCTGAATGGCGCCGACATCGCGCGCCGAATCGGCACTTATGGGTCGGAGACCGCGTAATCGCCGGGGTCTGAACACTCAAACGCCGGTTCCGGTGACTGAGACGGGCTTCGTCAATGCCTTTCCAGGCATGTTGTCGGCGTTCAGCCAGTGGGACCAGTTCGAGCAGGTTCCCGAGCTGCTGTGGCCGAACTCCGTCCGCACTTATACGCGGATGTGGCGTGAGGATGCCCGGATCGCGTCGGTTTACTACGCGATTTCGTTGCCGATTCAGCGGACGCAGTGGCGTATCCACCCGAACGGCGCCTCGGATGAGGTCGTTGATTTCGTCGCGACCAATCTTGGTTTGCCGATCGTCGGGGACAATGAGGACCGGCCGACTCCGCGTACCAGAGACCGCTTTTCGTGGGATAAGCACCTGCAGTGGGCGCTCCGTGTTCTGCTGTATGGGCATTCGGTGTTCGAGCAGGTGTATCGGATCGGCGATGACGGGCGCGCGTATCTGCGTAAGCTCTCGCCGCGCCCGTCATCGACGATCGCGTTCTGGGATGTCGCCTTGGATGGCGGCCTGGTCGGTATCACGCAGTGGCCGCCGGGCACGTCGTTCGGGTCGCCGCTTGGCGTGACTTCGGGTGGCATGAAGACGCAGTTGCAGATGCCGGTCGGTCAGCTGGTGGTGTACACGCGCGACCCAGATCCAGGCGTGTGGATCGGTAACAGTCTGCTGCGCCCGGCCTACAAGCATTGGCTGCTCAAGGACGAGCTGATCAGGATTGAGGCCACCGCGGCGCGACGTAACGGCATCGGCGTCCCGGTGATCAAAGCGCCCGAGTCGGTGTCGCAGGCCAGCGTCGGCAGCGCCGATCTGCAGCCCTACCTGAATATCGCGCAGCGGTTCCGCGGCGGCAACACGGCCGGTGTGGCGTTGCCGTTCGGCTCCGAGTTCGAGCTGGCGGGGATTAAGGGCGCGACGATCGGTGACTTTGTGCGCCAATCCATCGAGTATCACGACAAGCAGATGGCGCTCGCGGCGTTGGCGCACTTCCTGAACCTGGACCGCGGCGGCTCCTATGCGCTTGCGTCGGTGCAGGAGTCGACGTTCAGCCAGGGTGTGCAGCAGGTCGCTGACATGATCCGCGAGACCGCGCAGGCGCACGTTGTTGAGGATCTCGTCGACGTGAACTTCGGGTCGGATGAGCCGTGCCCGATGCTGGTGATCGACGAGATCGGTTCACGGCAGGACGCGACCGCGGCGGCGTTGCAGATGCTTGTCGGCGCGGGGATTATCACCGCCGATCCTCGGCTTGAGGCGTTTGAGCGGCAGCAGATGGGTTTGCCCGCTCCTGACCCGGATTTGCAGCTTGAGAACCCAGCGCAGTTCCCGAAGCCGCCGTCGTCGGTGGTTGAGCCTGAACCGCCGGCCGATACCGAGCCGGTGTCGACGCCGCTGCCTGCGCTGCCGTGGAAAGGCGCCGCGAATGCGTCATCTGGGCGGCGACCCATCACGATCCATCCCGAAGGGCAGATAACGCTGTGGTAAAGCCGTCCGACTGCTCGCCGGAGTTCCTAGCGGATTACCGCCGTTTCAAGGGCGATCTGGCCGCGCTGTGCTGGCACTACGAGAAGCAAATCCTGCGGTTCGCCGATGGCCTCCGCACTGGTGAATTGAAGGTCATCTGATGGTGAATCTCGTAACGGTGCCCGGCATCGAGCTGATGCGGACCGGCAAGTGGAACTTGTCGACGGGCGAGTGGGAATGCACTAACAAGGAGATCGCCGCGGCGATCGACGCCCACGGTAAAGGGCTGCTCCGCAAGCCGGTGATTCGGCTGGGCCACAACGATCCTCGTTTCAGCGGCGATCCCGCTGTGGGGTGGTTGGACAACCTGCGGGCTTCTGAGGACGGGCAGGCGCTGATCGGTGACATGGTCGGCGTTCCTGAGTGGTTGGCAGAGATCCTGCCGTCTGCTTATCCGTCCCGGTCGATTGAGGGCCTGTACGACTACACGGCGCCGGACGGAAGCGAGCACGACTTTGTGCTGACCGGTCTGGCGTTGCTGGGCGCTACCCGGCCGGGCGTGGAGAACCTGCAGAGCCTGCAGGACGTAGCACGGCTGTATGACATCGCCGCGGCCGGCCAGGTCGGCGGCAAGGCGATCGAGCTGATCGTCGAGGCCGCAGACAAGAAGCCTTACGGCGACGTCGCTTACGCCGACCCGGCCGACGGCAAGTACCCGATCGACACCGCCGAGCACGTCCGGGCCGCCTGGTCCTACGTCAACATGCCGAAGAACCAAACGTCCTACAGCCCAGCGGAATTGGCGAGCATCAAAGCCAAGATCAAGTCGGCTGCCAAGAAGTTCGGGATTCAGATCGAAGCCGCCTCGGCTTCCGAGATAGAGAAAGGGGCCGTCGTGGCTTCATTCAAGGAACAACTGGCCGAGAAATTCGGTCTAGAGCCGGACGCCGACGAGGCCACGATCCTCGAAGCCGTCACCAAGGCCAGCGGCGCCGTCACCAAGGCCAGCGGCGCCGTAGCCGAGACCGAAGACGACAAGGTTGAGCCGGCCGCTGAGGCCGCACCGGAGCCGGTCGCCGCGTCCGCCGGCAATCTGGTGACCGTTGAGGCCGCCGCGCTCGACCAGCTCAAGGCTGACGCCGCCGCCGGCCGCGCCGCCCGCGAGCAGCAGATCCGCGAGGCCGATGAGGGCGTCGTCATGGCCGCCGTCAAGGAAGGCCGCATCGCGCCCGCCGGGAAAGACAAGTGGCTCAAGCTGCTTGCCTCCGACCGCGAGGGCACCAAGGCCGTGCTCGCCAGCCTGGCTCCCGGCGTGGTTCCCGTGAGGGAGATCGGCCACAGCCTGCCAGGCCCGGAAGGCGAGATCAGCGTCGAGTCCGCCGACAAGCAGCGCGTCGAAGACCGCATTTTCGCTTCGCTCGGAATCACCAAGAAAGCAGGTAACAACTGATGGCTGGCCAAGACTACGTCCCCCAGTTTCTTCCCGGTCATGAACTCACCTGCACTGCAGGCGCGAACATCACCGCCGGGCAGCTGGTCTACGTTTCGGGCAACACCTGGCCGAACCCCACCGTGTCGCCGACGAGCGCCGCGACCGGGGCGTGGCTCGGCGTAGCGGCGCAAACCGTTGTGTCGGGCGCGACCGTGGACGTCTACCTCGGGGGAGTTCACACCCTCGCGGCGTCCGGTTCGATCACTGCGGGCGCAGCAGTTATCGCTGCGGCCAGCGGCGCTGTAGCGACCGTCGCCTCCGACGCCTCGGATGGCGCCAACCTCGTCGGAGTCGCGCTGACCACAGCGGCCTCGAGCCTCGTCACTGTCAAGCTGCGGTAGCAGAAAACCAAAATCCGACTTCCGCTGCGCCGCAGCGCCTTTCAGAAAGGAATGGTGACGGATCATGCCGATCCTCGAGCCGCCTCCGTTTCCCACCGGAAACCTCACCTCCCAAGACAACATCTCGATCAGTCGTTACCTCAACGACCCGACGATGGTGTTGCGTGCCCTGCGGACCATCGCCGACCAGATCTTCGTCGGGTCGAAAGTCCTGACGGGACAGTTCTTCACCGAAGACGGCGCGATCATCTACGAGCAGATTGAGTCGATCTTCGCCGCGAACGTGCCGCAGGGCGTCAACCCGGGCTCTGAGTACCCGCTCACTCCGGTGCCGACCGGCCCGGCGCAAATCGCCAACGTGATCAAGTGGGGTTTGGACACCATCCTGACCGACGAGGCGATCTCCCGACAGAACTTCGACGTGCTGTCGCGGGCGTTCATCAAGATCGTCAACAGCATGGTCCAGCAGATCGATTCGGTCGTGATGTCCGCGGTCACGTCGGCGATCACCCAGACCCAGGCGGCTGGCGCTACCACGCCGGGCGGCTCGGCTGCGGCCACCGCGTACTGGGATGGCAGCGGCACCAACAGGCCGAACATCCTGCGTGACGTCATGATGGCTGAGGAGCAGCTGCGGAACCTGAAGCAGGGCTACAACGCCAACACGGTGCTCCTCGACACGGGCACTTTCGCGCTGGCGCTGTCCGACCCGAACCTGGCCGCCCTGTGGCCCCGTGAGGACTTCGGCCGCGGCGTCAGCGACGCCCCCGTGTTCGCGGGCATCAAGACCGGCTTCGCGGTGAACCTCGCCGGCAAGCTGTGGCTGTCCACCCCCAACCTGCCCTCGACTCCCTATGTTGCGCTGATGGACACCACGGTGTTCGGCGCGATGGTCGACGAGCGCCTGCCCGCACCGGGCTACGTCGGAGCCCAGGGCGACAGTGGTGGCGATGACGCTGGCCGCAGCATGATCCAGGTCAAGACGATGCGCGAGGACAAGAACGACCGCTGGCGCATCCGTTGCCGCCGCAACACGACCCCGATCGTGATCGAGCCCAAGGCCGGCGTCGAGATCACGGGCTTTGTCGCATGACCAAGGGCTACCGCGTCAAGGGTGCGCTGGTGGTCGCCAAGGACGAGACCGGCAAGCTGCACCACCGCTACCACGGCTCATGGATTCCGTGGCTCAACGATGAGCAGCGCGCCCACTTCCTGCGCCACGGCCTGGTCGAGGAGATCCACGACGACCCCGAGGGCGCCGAGGGCGCCGAGACGCCAGCGGGCAAGCCGGCCAAGACCGCCAATGTGGCGGCGTGGGTCGACTTCGGCATGAGCAAAGGCCATGACCGCGGCGAGCTGGAAGGGCTGACCAAGCAGGATCTGATCGAGCTGTTGGGGTAGGCGATGACCCCGTTCCTCAACCTGAGCGGATTCACCGCCCTGTGGGACGGGGCGCCATTGACTCCGCAGCAGAACCAGATCGTGACGCTGCTCCTAAACGTGGCGTCGCAGTGGATCTACAACAACGGTCCGCAAGGGCAAGCTCTTTCGTCCACCGATCCGACGGCGCAGTTCGTCGTCTGGGACGTCGTCTCATCGGCTGTGCGTTACCAGAAGTACAGCAAGATGTCGAACTTCTCGGAGATCACCGGGCACCGTTCCCGCGGCGGCGCGTTCGACGACCCGATGAAGGCGCTCGAGTTCACCGCCGTCCACCGCCAACTGCTGGGCATCCCGCTCGAGGCAGTCCCGATGACGTCCTGCCGGCCGAACGACTTCGACGCCGAAGACCAGGATCAGGGCTGGCCGACGCAATGGTCCGATCGGTTCGGCAACCTCGGCTGGGATTGGTGGGAGTACTCGGGATGAGCTGCCTGTATCCCGGCGGCGAAACGCTGGCCATCCTGCAGCCCACGGGCAGCGGCACTGACCGGCTGAACCAGGCAATCACGCAGCTCACTGTCGTGGCGTGGGTTTACGGCTGCGCGTTCGAGCCCTACACCCGCGGTCCGATCGAGGAACAGACCGACACGATCACCTCGCATGAGCGGGCGTGGGCGTTCCTGCCGTATGTGCAAGGTGTCGGCGTCCCGACCGTTGACAGCGGCGGCAACCCGGTCGTCGACGGCGGCGGCAATCCGGTGCCTGTGGTGATCAATAACAACACCATGATTCAGCCGGTCCGCGCGAATGACGCTGTGGCGCAGAGGAATTACAAGGTGCAGGGCCTGCCTGAGATCGAATTCGACATCGACGGGCAGCCCGAGTACGCGTGGGTGGTCTGCGAATGGCACGGCGGATGAGCATCGAATCTGAGATCGCCGCCGGCCTGCATTCGGTCGAGATCGAGCATGAGCTGGACAAGTTCGCCGAGGAGGTCCGCGACCACGCCCGCGGGCTCGCTGCGGTGTTCGGCGAGAGTGGCCGCGACGATCGCCGCGATGCGCCGCCCGAAGGCGAACCCGGCGACTTCCGCGACTCCATCGAGGTCGGCCCGAGCCCCAAGGTGGGTCACCGCAGGGTCGGCTCCAACAGCAAGATCGCGCTGTGGCAAGAGGTCGGCACGCGGCACTTCCCCGAAGACGCCATCTTCGCCAAGACCGCAAAATATTTCGGCGGGACAGGCCCGATCATCGACGAAGGCGTCAACGAGGCGCAGCACCATCTGCGCGGCGAACTCGAGAAGCTCGAGAAGCTGACCGCGGAAGGCGCCGCAGCCAACCACATCGCATCCCAGCGCCGCGCCGTGAACGAGGCGCGGCTGGCCCGCTCGGCAGCGTTCCGCGCTGCCCGCGGCGGCCGGCGCGGCAGGCGATAGCCGATGCCATTGGACTACGGGCGCCCCGCCAGCCCAGAGGAGTTCGTGACCGCGGTGATCCTGCCGCTCGGACTGCCGATCGCGCCCGAACGCGACGAACTGACCGCGCTGCCCGGCTATGTGGTGACCGCGCTGCCGGGTAAGTCGAATCGGTTCATCCTGTGCGCCACCGTGTCGCTGCACAGCTTCGCCCAAGGCGACGGCAGCACAAGCATGGGCCGCGCGCAGGCTGAAGCCGCAGCGTGGAACGCCGACAACCTGCTGATCTCGCTGACGCCGATGGACACGTTCACCATGTCCGACGGCCGCAAGGCTGGCGCCTGGATATGTCCGCATGGCACCCCGTCATTCGCTGACTACCGAGACCCGTTCATCAAACGCTACGTCGCCCGCTATGACGTAGAACTCCGATTCACCCCCACGCAATAGCACAACCTGTTGCGCGCCTTGCCATGCCGGCTGGGCAGTTTCCACACGAGAGGAAAGATTCACATGGCGCTGCCCTCTACTGGCGGCTCGACCGTCCAGGTCATTCAGCCGGGCTGGGACCCACTCAAGGTCCGCTATGGACAGATCGTCGCGGTGTTCATCCGTGACTACCTGGACACCAATGGCCAGCCCCGCAACCTGTCCGACCCGGCCTGCGGTGTCGGCATCCAGGGCGTCTTCACCCCGTTCGCCGCCGACAACTTGACGGTCCGCGAGGATCTGCTGTGGAGCGCCAACGGTGGCACCAGCAACCAAGGGTGGTTCAACGTCGGCCTCACCAAAGAAGACTCGGTCCAGGTCGACTCGACACAGACCGTGCAGCAGACCCCGACCGGGCAGACCCTGCGGTCGGTGCGCAACGTCTACACCAAGCTCGAAGACAAGGTGATGTTCAGCCCGCTGGAGAACAGCAACCTCATCAAGCGACTTCGGTGGAACCTTCCCCTGACCGGCTGGACCCCCGACGACGGCGTTCCCGGCTACCAGTTGCTGCGCGGCGAGACCGACGTGTTCTACGAGCGCCAGGTCATCCAGTTCCTGATCGACACCGACAACCAGCTGCTCGCGGAGGTCTATCCGCGTGTTGGTCCCGACAAGACCGGCAAGGTCGAGTTCGGCCGCAAGACTCCTTACGGCCCAGAGTCGATCGGGTATGACGTCCTGCCGGACCCCTACACCGGGCAGTCGATGTGGATCTGCGAGGCGGGTGCGACCTGGAACTCGGAGGCTGACTCGCTGTTCGAGACGACGGTGCCGGCTGTCACGCCGATCACTGGTTTGAAGGCGACGGTTCTGGTTCCGACGCCGGCCGCGCTGACCAGCCCCACCTACACGGTGTCGTTGCAGTCGACGGCGGGCGGTTCCTGGTCGGCCGGCACGGTCACCACGCCTTCGCCGTCGAACTCCAACGGGTGGACGACTGTCACGATCGGGTCGCTGAGCGCTTCGACCGCCTACAACGCGCTGAAGATCACGGCGACCGCCAGTGGTGAGTCGGTGACTACGCCGCCGTCGGCGCCGTTCACTTCGACCTCCTCCTAAAAGTACCTCGCCGGGGCGCCGTTTCTGGCGTGGGCACTGCGCCCCGGTGAGTCCCACGCCCTGCCCGCGCAGTTTAGGAACCACGCAATGCCGTCTATCAACAAAGACGAGGCCGTCTACAACGCATGCTCCGAAGCAATTCGGGACACGCTGCGGGACATGCTATTAGGAGTCAACCTCATGCCCGATGAACGCGAAGCACTGGCTAAATACCGAGCCCGCAAACAGGCCGGTCTGCGTGCCGCGCGCCGCCTAGTCAACAAGGCGGCCGGCTGATGGCCCCACGTAATCTTCCGAGTCCGATCGAATCCCGCGAGCAGGCTGCCGAATATCTCGGTTTCGTCGCGAGTGAACGGATCAAGGTCGGCGACAAGGTCTTCGAGATCCCCAACCCGTCGATGCTCGACGACGAGCAGCAGAACCGCCTCGATGCCCTCGAACTGGAAGCGGAGTCATGGGACCGGCATGACGACGTTCTTAATGAGGACGGCACCGTCAAGTTCCGCGGCACCGTGAAGGAGCCGTTCCGCAAAGACGGTGTGCTGGTCGAGAATTACAAGATCCAGCAAGCCCGAGCGATTCTCGGCGACGACTTTGAGGCTTTCATCGCCGCTGGTGGCCGCAGCTCCGACATCAACCTTATCTGGGTGAAGATGAACAGGAAGCTGTCGGATCGGGCGGCTGACGACTCCAAAAGTGCCGCTGGCGATAGCGAAGTGGCGGCTGTTCCCGGGGAAGCTGAGAGCTGACCTTCAGCACCACTACGGGCGCCACATCCGCGACTGGCACACCGGCGAGATGAGCAGCAGCGAGTTGGTCGACTTGATCGACGGGCTGCCCGAAACATCCAGCTACAAAGGCGCGCTGCGGGGCTGGCGTCACGGCGTCGAATACGAATGGGCGCCAGAGGAATACCGCGCCGCCGCAGTAGCCCGGCAACTCGCTCCGCTCGACGACGACGGCGACATGGCCGTCACCCGCGCGCTCTATGAGGCGTACTTCTCGCCCGTGGAGCGCGCGAAGATCGAAGCCAAACAGCAGCAGGACGCGAACGCAGTGGCAGAGGCGCGGGCGCATGTTCTGCGCGGCGCATACAAGAACGTCAACGAAGGGCGGTGAGCCGGCGATGTCAGCAGCCATATGCAACATAGACGTCTGCCGGCGCCTGGTGTTCGCAGGAGGTTATTGCGGGGCGCATTATGCACGCAAGGCCCGCGGTGCAGATATGGACACACCCGTTCAAGTAAAGAAACGACCGCGGCGCGTGGACTGGCGCGGCTCGGCACCCTGTGGAGTTGAGGGCGCGCACAGTCGTGTGCGGAGTTTATGGGGCCCAGCAGGCCAGTACCCATGCATGGAATGCGATGGCGCAGCTTCCGATTGGGCATATGACGGCGCGGACCCAGACCAACTCTATGGGCCTGGCAAAACTGGGTCGAAGGTGTTCTATTCTCGGTACCCCGAGTTTTACATGCCCATGTGCAAGAAGTGTCATTGCCGCCGCGATGGCGAGCGGGCGCAAAGGGAACTAGAAGAATACCGGACGCTTAAGCATCAGTTCGGCCTGACGTACGACCAAATCGTCGCGTCCGTCGCCCCGCAGCCGGCCCTACGAGTGGCTCGGTAGAGGCCAAGAGATGCCCGTTTACCTCGATGTTATGTCGCGGCTCGACGAAAGGGCCGCCGTCGCAGCGGCCCGGCGCGCCGTGGATATTTTCACTCGCGCGGGCAACGACATCTCAAAGGGCCTGGGGTCATCGCTCTCGCGAGGACTCGGCGCGTTCGACACCAGCGCCGCGCGTCGTGAACTGCTGCTCTTGCAGAACGCTCACGCCGAGGCGGCACGAGTCGCGGCCCGGTCGGCCGGCCAGGTGGAAGTGGCGAAACTTCGTGAGGCCGAAGCGATTAAGCGGTCGGGCGAGGAGAGTAGCCGCGCACTGGCCGCGCATGTTGCTGCCGCCGACGCGATGGCCCGCTCTGCCCGCGATGCCCGAACCGCAGAGGCAGCCCACAATGATCTAGCGACCGCTACCGCGGGCACCGCGGCAGCCGCGTCCCGCATGGGCTCCGTCGTCAACGGCGTCGGCATCGCTTCCGTGGGTGCGTTCGGCGCGACGCTGTTCGAAACCACCCGCAAGGCCGCCGACTTCCAGCAGTCGATGATCAAGCTCGGCGCCGCGGCGAGCGTTCCCGCCGACCAACTCAAGACCATCTCGGACGGCATCCTGCAGATGGCCGGAAAGGTCGGCTACTCCACTCAAGACCTGTCCGACGCGATGTTCACCATCTCCAAAGCCGGGTACAACGCCGCCGACGGCCTCAAAGTGATGCAAGCCGCAGCCCAGGGCGCCAACGCTGAGCAAGCTGAACTGCCCGGCGTGGTAGAGGCCCTTACCCTGGCGATGCAGAACTTCCACGTTCCTGCAGACCAGGCCGCCACCGTCATGTCGAAGCTGGTCGCTGCGACGGGTGAGTCGAAAGTCCCGATGGATCAATTCGCCGGGGCACTGCACACGGTTGACCCGGCCGCCGCGAAGCTCGGCGTGAGCATGGAAGACCTGTGGGGAGTATTAGCACAGGTTACCCAATCGGGAACTAGCGCCGATCAGGCGACCGAGCAACTGGCCAACACTTTGCGCGCCCTTTCCGGTGCGCAGGCGCCGGCCCGCGCGGCGATGCAACAGCTCGGCATCAATGCAGATGAAGTAGCACAGCATCTCGGCGACGGTCCCGGCGGGCGCGGCCTGGCGGGCACGCTGCAATACCTGTACAAGACGATCGCCCAGAAGGTGGACCCCTCGAGCGGCCTTGTCGATGTAGGGGAGATGACGAAGGCCACGCAGTCGGTGCAGGACCAGAAGGACATGCTCGAAAAGATGTCGCCAGCGGCGCGCGCCAACGCCGAGGCGCTGAGCGCCCACACGATGGGCAGCCGCGAATACACGATGGCCATGCGCGCCGCCAATGAGCAAGACAAAGAGCAGATGGCGAACTACCGGACCCTTGAGGATCGGATCGACAGTTTCAGCAAGCGGCTGGCGGGCGGCAGGGAAACATTAGAGACCGTCAACCAGGCGATGAACGATGTCACCGGGACGATGTCGGGTGCTGCTATCGCGCTTCAGACGACGGGCGACCACGCCAAAGAGACTGCCGACCGGATCAAAAAGATCGGCGAGGCGAGCACCGATGGCCAGGGCAACGTCAAGGGTTTCGCCGAAACCCAAGAAGGACTCAACGCCAAACTGCGTGACGCCAAGGCGGCGTTCGGTGCAGCAGAGGCCGAGATCGGCGCCGCTTTCATCCCCGTCATGACGACCGTCGCCAACGTCGCCAAGAACGTCGGCGATGAGATGGCGAAGCATCCGGGCATCATGCACGCAGTGGTGGACGCGCTCGGCGCGGTCTCGGTCGCGTGGGGCGCCATCAAGATCATGAACATCGTCGAGATGCTCGCGGGGATAACCAAGGGACTCGGCGGGATGACGGTCGCGGAGACTGAGGCGGCGACAGCGGCCGGTGGCTTACGCGGCGCCCTGGCGGAGATAGCTGGTGTCGCCGGTCCCGTTGCTGCGGTGATGGCCACGGTCGATCAGGCTTCTGGCGCGGCACAGAACAGCAGCAACCCGTGGCTGCACCAGTTGGGGAATGTCGTTCGGCACAACCCGTTGACTGGGTACGGCCTGATCAACGACATCATTGGGCGCCACGCGGGCGGCGGTGAGATCCACGGCCACGGCCCGAAAGGCATTGACTCCGTTCCGATCCTCGCCGCGCCCGGCGAGCACATGATGACCGCGCACGAGGTCAGCATGTTCGGCGGCCACGGCGCAATCCATCGGCTGCGGGCCGGTATCCGGTCGGGGCACATCCGCGGCTATGCGGGTGGCGGCGAGATCGGCCCTGATGTTCAAGTGGCTGAGTCGATGCTGGGCACGAAGTACAGCCAGGGCGACCGGACCGACTGCTCGGGCATGGTCGGCCGCGTGATCCTTGGCGCGCTGGGGATTTCGGGTGGGGGCGGTCTGCCGACGACTCAGAACATGGGCCAGTGGCTGTCCGCGCTGGGATTCGTTCCGGGTACTGGGCCGTCGGGCACGATCTCGGTCGGCTGGTACAACCACGGCAGCTCCCCGAA